CGAGGGCGGAGCGGATCAATGGGAAGTTGTAGAGTTTCCGGCGATATTTCCCGATACAGACAACGTGTTGTGGCCCGAGTTTTGGAGCAGGGACGAGCTAGAAGGCGTTAGGGCTTCTATACCTGTAGCCAAGTGGAACGCACAGTATCTTCAGAATCCTACTGCTGAAGAGGGTGCGATTATCAAAAGGGAGTGGTGGAATGTTTGGGATCATGATGATCCACCTGTCGTTGATTACATCATCCAGTCGTATGACACGGCGTTCACAAAAAGCGAGAGGGCCGATTATTCGGCTATTACGACTTGGGGTGTGTTTCATCCTGACGAGGGTGATGAGGCTGCGATCATATTGCTGGACGCTGAAAAGGGTCGATGGGAGTTTCCAGAGCTTAAAGACGCGGCGATGCGCTTGTATGAGGAATTTGAACCAGACATGGTGTTGATAGAGCAAAAGGCATCTGGAACGCCGTTAACGCAGGATTTGCGTAAGATGGGCATTCCTGTGTCTGGATTTACGCCGGGGCGTGGCGCAGATAAGTTTTCTCGTATGAACGCTTGTTCACCTGTGTTTGAGTCAGGTATGGTTTACGCTCCCGATACCAGATGGGCAGAAGAAGTCATTGAGGAATGTGCGTCATTTCCCAATGGAGAGCATGATGACTTGGCGGATTCGATGACACAGGCTATACTGCGTTTTAGGCAGGGTAGTTTTATACGCACCCGTTCAGACGAACAAGATGATGATTTTGCAAATTACAAGCGTAGCAGGGAGTATTACTAATGGCTGGTGAAAAACGTAAACTTTTAAAGAAGTCTGATTTGAACGGCAATAAGCCGACTAGCGCATTGGATGCAGCTTTGAAGGCTCCTGTAGGTTCTGGGTTTTTTAAGGCTATGGCGGCTCATGCTGGAGAAAAGCTTTTTGGCAAAAACAAGAAGAAACAAAAATTTGAAACTATTGATGGCATGAAAATCGCTGTTCGTAATAATGGTGGATCTGTTAAAAGAATGAACAACGGCGGCGCGGTCATGCTGGGTCGTGGCGGCAAATTTAAAGGAGAGTTCTAATGGCACCTAGAAAACCAGCGGTACCAAAGAAGAAAAGCAAAAATATAAAGAATGCTTCTGCTATGGATATTGTGACAGCGGTTGCGCCGCATCTCCAAGATATTATTAATTATGGCGCACATGGTACGGCGGCTCTCGGCGCAGGAGCGTTAGGGTATGTGCCTTACAAGCTTAAACAAATTGGGAAAAAGAGTGTTACCAAAAAGAACAGGGGCGGTGTTGTAAAAGGCTTCAGTCCCATAGCCCGTCCACAACGATTTAAAGGAGTATTCTAATGAAAGGCGGATTTGCACGGAAAAGAAAGCTTGGTAAAGCTTTGTCTGGTGGTTTGTTAAGTCAATTGCTAGAAGGGACTGGCAATACTATATCAAACGCTGATAGAGCTAGGTTGCAAGCGATGATGGGTTCCGCAGGTGCGGGGGCTGGAGCAGCCGCTGCTTTAGGGGGGTCTGGAAATTCCATATCAAATGCTGATATGGCTAGGATTCAAGAACTTTTAGGTTCTATGAAAAGTCCACGGCCTAAAACTGACAGACAGCTTATGCAGTTTGAAGACGGCGGCAAGGTCAAGAAGCCTAAAAAATACACAGGTCCATTGCCAAAGCCAAAGCCGAAGATGACCCCCATTGAGAAATTTACTGGCAAACGTAGTGTTAACAAGTCCCTTTCAGAAGAAGAAAAAAAGTATATTGGTGACAAAATGGCTGGGAAGGTTGTTGAAAAGATGAAAAAAGGCGGCGCGGCTGTTCCATCTGAGTTCAAGGGCTTTTCTAAGTTGCCAGAGGCAGTGCAAGTAAAAATGGATCCTGTTGCGGCTAAAAAATATAACGGCGGCGGCGAAGTTCGCGGCATGGGCAGGGCTTATATGGGTGCGTCCAGAAAAGCTAAGATAAGGTGATGTTATTGGATTTTGGTGTTATAGTACGAGAGAGGCTGGCTTATGGCTATGCGGTCATGATTGATGCCCTTCTCGTGATTGCGCCGAAGTCAGCCTCACCCAAAAAAAGGATTAGATATGGCTATTGAAAAAGGACTAGGGGCTACAGGTGATATTCCAATCCCCGAAGAGGCTATTCAGGCTTCTATTGATGTAATAGAACTGCCAGAAATGCCCGGTGTAGCTGAAATGGACGATGGTTCAGCTATTGTTGGGGAGCTTTTAGAGCAAGATCCTATGGCTGCACAGGATGTTCCTTTTGATGCAAACTTAGCCGAATTTGTTGATGATTCAGAGTTAACAAGAATTTCATCTGATCTTGTTAATGAAATCGAAGAAGATATGTCTTCTCGCCAAGACTGGGAAGATACATACAAGCGAGGCATTGAGCTTCTGGGCATGAACTATGAAGAGCGTAGCCAGCCTTTTGAGGGAGCTTCTGGCGTTGTGCATCCTCTGCTTGCCGAGTCTGTCACACAATTCCAAGCTCAAGCTTATCGTGAGATGCTGCCAGCGGGTGGCCCTGTTCGCACACAGGTTATGGGTGCCGATACTCCAGACATTGCTTTGCAGGCGCAACGTGTCAAAGATTATATGAACTACATGATTACCTACGAGATGGAAGAGTATGATCCTGAAACAGATCAGATGCTTTTCTATTTACCGATTATTGGTTCTACATTTAAGAAGATTTACTTTGATCCTTTGCTTCAACGTGCAGTTAGCAAGTTTGTGCATGCTGAAGATCTTGTTGTTCCTTACGGAGCGACAGATTTACTGACATCTCCTCGCACAACTCATGTTATTCGCATGGATAAGAATGAAGTATTGAAGCTCCAACTCTCCGGCTTCTATCGTGAGACAGATATTGATGGCAATATGGAGTCTGATGATTATAGCGAAATTCAGGAGTCTGTTGACAAGGCTCAAGGCGTACAAATGTCTGGATCTGGCTCTGAAGAGGTAACTCTTTACGAAGTTCATACATCTCTTGACCTTGAAGGCTTTGAGGATATGAAGGCAGACGGCGAAATGAGCGGTTTAAAGCTGCCTTACATCGTGACAATTGTTGAATCTACAGGCGAAGTTTTGTCCCTGCGTAGAAATTACTCTCAAGATGACCCTATGATGCGTCAAAATCAGTATTTTGTGCATTATAAGTTTCTTCCGGGCTTGGGTTTCTATGGATTTGGCCTTACGCACATGATTGGCGGCTTATCTCAAGCCTCTACAAGCATTTTACGGCAGTTAATTGACGCTGGTACGCTTTCTAACCTTCCTGCTGGTTTTAAAGCTCGTGGCGCTCGCATTCGTGATGAGGATGAGCCTCTACAACCCGGTGAATTTCGTGATATTGACGCTGCTGGCATGGATATTCGCCAGTCTCTTATGCCTTTGCCGTTTAAAGAGCCTTCACAGACCCTGTATAGCTTATTAGGCTCCTTAATTGACTCAGGAAGGCGCTTTGCGTCTATGGCTGACGCGAAGGTAGGGGAAATGGGCGGAGAAACGCCTGTAGGCACTACAATGGCGATTATGGAGCGTGGCACAAAGGTTATGTCCGCAATCCATAAAAGGCTTCATTATTCACAGAAGATTGAATTTAAGCTTTTAGCCAACATATTTGCCCGTAACATGGCTTCTATGTACCCATATGCGGTTCCGGGTGCGCCTCCAGAGATTAAACAGCAGGACTTTGATGACCGCATTGATGTTTTGCCTGTTTCAGATCCCAACATCTTTTCTATGTCGCAGCGCATTGCTTTAGCGCAAACGCAGTTACAGCTTGCTCAATCAAACCCTGAAATTCATGGTGGTCCGCAAGGTCTTTATCAGGCGTACAGAAAGATGTACGAAGCTCTTGGTGTGACAAACATTGACAGTGTTTTGCCTGTCCCGCCACAGCCTCAACCGATGAACCCTGCAAAAGAAAACCAAGAAGCTTTGCGGAATCAGCGATTGCAGGCGTTCCCAGAACAGAACCATGCAGCTCATATTGAGGCTCATTTAGCTATGTTGTCTACACCAGTAGCGCAGGCCAATGCTAATATAATCATGACCATTCAAGGCCATATTTCAGAGCATATTGCCATGATGTCCGAGTCTCAGGCTCAACAGGAGATTATGGCTGAGTTGTCTCCTGAAGCCCAGATGATGATGCAACAAAATCCACAGATGGCGCAGCAAGTTCAGAATGAAGTCCAAAATCGAGCCGCAGAAATTGCTGGTGAGATGACTGAACAGTATGCACAAGCAGTTGCTCCTGCTGATCAA